CCGGCGTAGCGCGCGCATGGTGCGAGGCGGAAAGCCAGGAACCGCGCATTAGTGAATCGGATTTAATTTCATTGTTCCAGTCGGCAGGCTGGGACGTTTACAGCGAGGAATAAAGACATGGCTTTTACACCTAAAATCGCGCGCAAGCGCTGGGTTTCCGCCGTAACTGAAACCACCAAAGGCACAGACCCGAATACCGGATACAACACCATGTTGCTAAACGTGGGTGTATCGAATGACTCTACCGCCAACTTCATTGAGCGCGATGTATTGAGCGCCGACTTCGGCACGTTCGGCGGCGTCACCACTTCTAAAGTCTGGGATTTTAAGGCGCAAGCCGAGGTCAAAGGCGGCGGGGCTGTTTCGCCCGTGCCTGAAGTTGACCCGCTTTTGCAGGCGTGCGCGGCTAAGTACGAGGCTGGCAAGGTGTTGGTTGTCCCTTCGATTACCGGCACCTTCACCGTTGGCGAAACCGTAACGCAGGGAACCACGGCTATCTCTGGCGTTGTCTTGGCCACCACGGCAACCAACATTTTCCTGCGCGACGTGGCCGGCACGTTTACCGACGCTGCCCTGGTCACTGGCGGGACTTCTAGCGCCACGGCCACCCCGTCTAGCGTAGTCACCAGCGCGCTTTATACGCCTACTAGCGACTACGCAGTTATGCAAACCGCCAGCATTCGCGATTACCCGGACGGAATTATCAAGCAGGTCACGGGCGCGATGGGAACCGCCACGATTGCTATGGAATCGGACGGCTTGCCCACGTTGGACTTTACCATCACCGGCATTTATGCCGCACCTGTGGACAGCGCAGCCACCGCTGGCACTGTCTCGGATGTTGACCCGCAACCGTTCAATGGTGCCACGCTGAAACTAGGTGCGATGCCTGCCGGCTGTACGGGGGCGCTGAAGTCCCTGAATTTCGACATGGGGAACACCGTCTCGCAAATCAAATGCGCGGAAGCTGGCGACGGCATCACCGCTATCATGATTACTGACGCCAAGCCTACCGTGAGCATTAACGTGACGCGCCCGGATTTGAGCGACTTTAACCCGTTCGCCTTGCGCGATGCTGATGATACGTTTGAAGTGCTGACCATTTACGGAACCGGGGCCGGCGAACGTGTTGCGCTTGGCGTGCCGAATGCGCAGATCACCGGCTTAACCGAATCCGATAGCGACGGCCTAGACGAATACAGCATCGAGGCGGCTTGTACTAAGGACGGCGTAAACCCCAAGTGGTTTTTGGCGTTTTATTAAGAGGAAATTAGGCGATGAAATACAAAATCAGTGGAACTAAGAAGTTGAAAGTTGAAGTTAAGGACGGCGAAGGTAATGATGCCGGTTCTTTCATGGCTACTTTCCGCGTGCCGACTATGGCGGAATTCAAAAAGAACACCGAAGACGGCGACCTATTAGACAACTTTTTGCTTTCCGTTGAAGGTCTGGAACTGGAAAACGAGAACGGCGAAACCTTGAGCGCGGATGACGCGGTGAACTTTGTCAAAACCGACTTCATTTTGAGCGCAGCGACGGCGGCGGCCCTGGTAAATTACCGAGGTAATCAGTTTCGGAAACCTAAGTGATTTCGCAAAAGCCTGGGCGCGGCAATCCAAGCGCCCAAAAGTAAAAGATGAAACAAGCGGCGCGGCAACCTATCTGGACGCCGCAACGCTTGAGAAGATAAATAAGCGGAAGCGGAAAATTGATGATGATGAATTCTTTTTATTCCCAGAGAATGAACCAACAATCTCGTTATTTTTCCGCGTTTCCGGCTTATGGCGGTATGCCCCAAACGGCAATATTTCCGGCCTAGACTGGCAGCAAATCCAGGCGAAGCTAAGCCTGATTAGCCTGGCAGTTGAACCCGAAACACTTGCCGGCCTTGAGATAATCGAACACGGCGCGCTGGAGATTTTCAATGGATAGAGTTATACGTATTATCGTGGATTCATCCGGGGCGCGGTCAGGTTCGCTGGAAGTGCGCAACGCACTAAACCAGATTGAGCGCTCAGCCCATGGCGCGGACGATAGCCTTAAAGACCTCGCATTAAGCGCCGCTAAATTTGCCGGTGAGATGCTGACAATCGGTGCGGCGGCAAACGCCTGGATTAAATACGATGCCGCCACTCAAAACGCCGCCAACCTGACCGGCGCGGCGCTTGCTGACATAAAGGCAGCGGCGCTTAGTTCAGGCGTGGCTATGGGGCGATTTGCCGCCGATGTGGCGCAGGCGTTTGGCGTAATCGGTAGCGAAATGCCCTCCCTGCTAGAAATGCCTGCCGCGCTCAAAGCCGTCACCGACCAAAGCCTTGAACTTGCCGACGCCGCCAAAGCCACGGGCGACGCGATGACTGACGCCGATGCCGCTGCCGCGATTACGGCAGGGCTTAATCAATGGGCTGTAGCGGCCAAGGATGCCGCCAAAGAGGCGGACAGGTTCGGCAATGTCTTGGCCGCTGGCGCTCAGCTAGGTTCATCGTCTATTACTCAGGTAGTTGAGGCGATGCGCGTAAGCGGCGCCGTGGCATCCGCCGCAAGCGTAGGCTTTGAGGAATACAACGCCGCGTTACAGGTAATGGCACAACGCCAGTTAAAGGGGTCGGAAGCTGGCACGGCGTTACGTAATATCTTGCTTGCAATCCAGACGAATGGCGACCGCTTAAAAGATTTCGGCATTTCCGGCTTGGATGCCACGCTTAAAACGGAGGGCTTATCCGCCGCATTAGGACGCCTCGCGCCGATTATGAATAACACGGCGGCACTGGCAAAAGTCTTTAATGCCGAGAACGTGGCAAGCGCCCAAATTCTTATTCAGGGTGCGCAATCAATCGAAACGCTAACCGGGAAACTAACCGGAACAACTACAGCGGCAGACCAAGCCGCCGCTGGCATGCAATCGTTTTCGCGCCAGACTGAAATATCCATTAGCATGTTGCAAAACATTGCAGCATTTTCAATTGATAATGTTTTAGGCCCGGCTTTAACTCCGGCATTAATTGAGGTCAATAAACTACTAAAAGAGATTTTCGAGAGCCTACAAACCTTCTCAGAATCCGAAGATTTTGCCGCGCTTGGCGACGAGGTAGACATCTGGCGGGAGAATTTTGAGAGCCTTTTGCCGGCGCTTGATTTAATCGCTTCCGGCTTTGTCCAAATTGTTGACGTTGTAAACGAGATTCCAACCGGTTTAGATTCCGTTGGCGTATCGCTAGACTGGTTTGGCGGGAATACCACGCTGTTGGATTTGTTCAAGGATGCGTATGACGAAATAATGCACCTAAACACGGCGCTAGAAGTTTTTGTCGCAATGGCGGCAGCCGAGTTTGGGCGCGTGAAAGACACTTTTATAGACATATGGGTGGCCGGCAAAGAGGCGGCAATAGATGCATTTGGCAGAATCGCAAATGCCATTGCAAGCGTTCGGCTTATCCTTGCGGACGCTCAGGCGGCAGTCGGGCGCTTTTTACGCGATACAATTGATGTTGTGGCGAGCGTCTACAACAAGCTGGCCATGCTCGGCGGGCCAATGAGCGCACTAGCCGGAGAAATAAACCAGGCGCGCGACGCCGTTGGCGGGTTTGCGATTGATGGCGTAATGGCCGGCAATGCATTACGGGAGGAGTTAAAAACCCGCACCGCCGTAATACAAGACCAGATAGCCAACTATCACCAGTTAGGTATAGAGCAAGAGAAGGCAACAGCGGAATCTTACGCGCAGGCAACCGCGCTAGTTGAGGAATCTGTAGCCAGGCACGAGGCGGCTAAGGGCGCAACCGCGCAAGCCAGAGAAAAAGCGGCTTATTCGCGCGAAACTGATAAGGCCATCGCGGCTATTGAGAAAGAAAACGCCGAATTGATGAATGCCGGCACAGCCACAAAGAGCGCAGGGGCCGGTATGGCCTCGCTTGCTGGTGAAACCGCAAAGGCGAGCGGGAAGTTGAGCGAAGCCGAGAAGGCCGCTAAGCGCGCGGCGGATGAAGTCGAAAACCTTTGGGAACGAATCGCCGACGAATCCGCAACGCTCGGCATGGATGAAATTGAGAAAAAGGCTTGGAGCCTAGCCGAAGCCATGCGCGCGGTGGGCGCGGATGAGGGGCTGATTAAGACCAAGACCGAAGAATACGAAACCCAATTACGCCTAAATGAAGAATTCGAAAACGCCGTAGAGATGAACGAGAAGATGGCGCAAGCGGCAGACCAGCGCGCCGCAAGCCAACGCGCCAGCCTTGACGAACTCAAAGAGGAAATTGGCTACATGAAGATAGTCAATTCTGAGGAGCGCGCGCGGGCGAAATTCTTGGACGGATACGACGAAAAGCACCGGGCAGCGGCGGCAGCACTTTATGACCAGCAAACAGCGTTGGAGGGGCAACAGGCCGCGCTTGCTGAGAATAAGCGCATGTGGGATGAGATAGGCCAGAAAGCCGAAGAATTCTTTACCGATTTGCTAGTGAATGGGAAAGCGGACTTCAAGAGCCTGGCAGATTATGCCAAAAAAGTTCTTATCAAAATGTTCATTGATTCAGCCACGGCTGGCAGAGGCATTTTTGGCCAGTTGGCTGGCGTATTCGGCGGGCTTGGAGCGGCAGGGACAGCCAGCGCAAGTGGTGGCGGCGGTGGCGGCGGGCTTGGGATGCTTGGAGGTCTTTTGCAGTACGGCGCATCATTGGCAACCGGCGCGGGCTTTACCGGGCTTGGTTCGCTGCTAGGCGGCGCTGGCGTTGGCAGTCAGTTAGGGCTATTCGGCGGTGGCTTAAGCTATGGGGCAAGCGCGATAGGGGCCGGGTCAACTATGGCCGGGGTAGGCTCAATCCTGGGAGCGGCGGCACCGTGGCTTGCTGGCGGGATGGCGTTATTCTCCCTGCTAGGCGACAAATTCAAAGGCGAGACGCGCGGAGGCGGGGCTTACAGCCTGAGCGGCGAGGGCGCATTCGACAGAATGCGCGGGCCAAGCGGCGGGGATATCGGAGGCTCAGAGGGCCGTAGCGCTGTGCAAACCGGCATGCAAGCGGCATCGAATACGCTTAACGGATTGCTTGCCATGCTGGGCAGTTCGGCGCGTGTTAACACCTACTCCGGCATCCTGGAAACGAGCGGCAAGGGGCGCGGCGGCGTGGGCGCAGGCGGCACACTGAGCACGGGCCAAAGTTTTGGCGAAGTGCAAACGCCTGGCGGTCAAAACGTCTGGGATCCGCGCGTATCTCGCACGCTGACAGGCGAAGAAGCCGGGGAGGCGTTTGGCTTGCAGCTTGGTCAATCGGTGCTTGAGGGCATCAAGGCCGCGCCGGACACTCCGGAATGGGCACAGGCCATGCTTGATATTGATATTGGCCTGTTGAACGAAGAGCAAGTTAATTCACTCACTGCCAACCTGCAAGGCATGGCCCAAGCAAGCGCCACGTTCAAGGCAATGGGCGGGGACTTTGGCCAGCTTGCCAAAGACCTGAAGCCGGAAGAGATTATCTCTGGCGTGCAAGCACTTGCCGGGATTAATCCTGTGCTTGGCGCGCTACGCATTTCTGCGCTTGGCGTAGATACGGCAGGCGTACAAGCGGCGGATGGTTTGGCGGAATTGTTCGGCGGATTGGAGCAATTCGGGCAAGCAACAAGCGCGTACTATCAAGAGTTTTTCAGCGAAACCGAACGCGAAGCTTACCGGCTAGAGAGTGCGACTTCTCGGCTCAATTCCGGGTTTAAAGATCTAGGGATGGAAGTGCCGAAAACGCGCGAAGAATTCCGGGCGCTGGTGTCTAGTCTGGATTTAAGCACGGAATCAGGGCGGCAATTGTTCAAAGCCCTTATGGACCTGGCAGGCGCGGCTGATGTGGCATATGACGCAGTGGAAGCGGCGGCAGAGCGCGCAGACGATACCACCGAGAACGCCGAAGAACAAACCACCGCCATGGATAGCCTGACCGACGCGCAAGAAGCGTACATGAACCAGGTGCATCAAATCCCGCCAGCCATGAGCGAAGCCGGGGACGCGATTAGCGACTTCGCCAACCGCGCAATGCAGGCGGCACAAAGCCTTTGGGATTGGCTGGATCGTCAGGCGCTTGGCGATACGTCCAGCCTAAACCCAATGGAGCAACTAGCCGAAGCCGAGCGCCAGGCGATGAGCTTATACAACGCCGCAATGGCTGGCGATGTTGAGGCGGCTGGTAGGCTACCGCAAGCGCTCGACACCTTGCTTGCTCATCGGCGCGCGGTCTATGGCTCACAGGGATACGCCGAATACGAGGCGGCTATCCGCTCAGGGGCCGCGCGCGTAGCGGGCCGCATGGAAGGCACGCAGCCACAGGCAAGCGCGCCTGTGAACGGCCAAGCGCCAGCACAATCACCGCAGTTGCCAGCACCGCAACAACCCCAAGGGGGCGGTGGGTTCGGCGTGACAGAAAGCCTTATGCGGACGCTGTTTTCCCAGCTTGTGGACGCGATTAAAACCGGGGACGCCGAGCAGGAGAGGCTGCTAAAATCAATCATTCAACGCTTTGACGCGGCAAGTGAGTATGTCGCGCGCAATATCCGGTTAACAGCGGGGGCAGGGGAATCATGGTAGCTTCAAATATTTCGCGCTTTTACCTGAGCGGCGGCGCGGCAAACAGCAACCCAGCGCTAAGCCTTGGGGGCGCTAAATCCACAAAAATGGTGGGCAACCAGGGAGTAACGCAGCCGGTCAATATTACGGGCGTTACCATCCTTGAGGCGCGCGGGAATGCCACCGGAAGCGGTACGCTGGAATTTGTATCTGCGGCCAGCACGTTGGCCTGGGCCGCGCCGGGCAAATCAGCAGGCACGCCGGTAAGCGTTGGGGCCGGGGGCGAGTTCATGCTCCAAGACCCAAACAAAATCGGCGGATTACTGGTCTCCGTAACCGTGGCAAATTTGCCAGGTGGCAGCGCCACCGACAACATAACCATCTCGGCGCCCACTAACAATTTATTCGGCGCGCTCAGTGTTTCGCCAGTAGAGAGTAAAAACCGCTATCGCTGCATTTACGCCTATAATTCCGGGATTGATGTCTGGCGGGCGCGCGTTGGCGTAGTCACCAGCCCGACGAATAGCCTGTTAGCTGTAGGCACAGACCCAGCGGGGCCGGGCGGCACAGCCACCACCATAGCGAACGAAAATCTTGCACCTACTGGCGTAGTCTTTTCCTCACCAATGGCGCCGCTTGGCGATTACATCTTAATCGGGGCGCTTGACCCTGGCGAGGCGTGCGCTTTTTGGATTCGCCTAGTCTCAAAACCTGGCATCCCTGGCGATTATTTCGACAATTTTCGGCTTTCTGTAATCTAAAGGAGTTCAACATGTCCCTATTGTTTATGGAAGGCTTTGACCAGTACAAAGACCAGACGTACATTATCGGCACTGCTAAATGGGCCAATGTTACCAGCGCGGGCACATTAACCACGGGCCGGCTTGGCGGCAACTCCTGGCGAACCGTGAACAGCGATATTTTAACCAGTATCACCATGCCGAACACGGCGACATGGATTGTGGGAATGGCAATCCAGTTCTCAGCGTTCCGCGCCGCCACCATTCTGCGTCTGTTGGATGGTTCAAGCGTCCAGTTGGCAGTAGCAGAAACCGCAAGCGGCGCGCTCAGTGTGTCGCGCGGCAGTACGGTACTGGCCACAAGCGCCGCTGTGCTGTCTACTGGCATATGGCACTACCTAGAGTTCAAAGCCACCATCAACAACACAACCGGAAGCTACGAGCTACGCCTAAACGGAAAACCCATCCTATCAGGCACTAGCGCGGACACTCAGGACACCGCCAACGCCTACGCCAATAAGTTCAGTATCGGGCAGTCTGGCGTTGGCGTAGGGTATGTGTATTTTGATGATATTTATGTGTTAGACGATGCCGGCACGTTTAACAATGATTTTTTGGGCGATGTGGCTGTTTTCACCCGCTACCCCGCCAGCGACGAATCCGTGAGTTTTACCCCAAGCACCGGCGCGGCGAATTATCCGCTAGTTGGCCAAGTTAGCACTGGCGACGCCGATTATGTCTCTAGCGCAACGCCAGGCGATACCGACGTTTATGGCCTATCGGCGCTCAGCACTCCTGGCACTCCACAAGTGGTCGCTGGTGTAGCCGTGAGCGCGCGAGGCTGGAAAACCGACGCAGGCGGCAGGACGGCGAGGGTTAACCTGCTGTCAGGTTCGAGCACTTTGAGCGGCGCAACCATCGCTATCACCACTTCCGCGATGTGGTTCGAGAAAATCACCGAGACAGACCCGGCCACAAGCGGCGCTTGGACTGTGAGCGGCGTTGAGGCTGTCCGGGCAGGCATTGAGGTCGTATCGTGACAGACGCCGTTGTTTCTCAGGTAGCGGTTGAAGCGCTTGTTAGCGGCACGCCTGAACTTGCCGTGTCGCAGGTATCAGTCGAGGCGCTTGTAAGCGGCACGCCATCGCTCAGGGTATCGCAGGTCATTCTTGAAATCCTGGCGGAGGTTGCCCACCCGGCTTACCTGGACTTCAACACGGCTATCTCAATCGGCGCGTATCCGACGATTCAGGATGGTAGCTGTGTGCTTTTTGAGCTACAGGGCTATGATCCGGTTTCCGACTCAGTTAAAACGCTCTATCTCTCTACATGCGGATTCGTATCGCGCCCGACTGATGCGCCTGCCTCCCTGGGGTTTACCGAGCGCCTATTGCTTGCGCCGGTATTCCAGCAAGACGGCAGCGGGCGAATGGGGTACGGCGAGGTCAAGATAAGCACGGCGGGGACTGAGTGGTGGCGCTGGGATTTTGCCTTAAGGCCGGCAACGCTTTATTACGGGTTTAAGAATCAGGCGTTTAGCGAGTTTGACGCCGTGCGCGGCTTGGTAGTGGAATCGAGCGGCGCGATATTTGAGACGCCGATTGTTATGCGGCTTGGCCTGACCACCAAACTGGCCTTGCTCCAAAAGCCATTCTATCCCTACCCCGTCCTAGCCGACGGGCGCAATTATCCGGCCTACCTTGGCGCGTGCCGGAATGTCAGACCTGAGCTAGTTGACGGCAATACGCTAGAGTACACAGTCGCGCCGCTTGCTATCGGCGGCTTCCTGGCAATCTATGACATGGGGCTGGAACTCACGCCGGGAACCGAGTACACAGCGGACGCGGCTGCCGGCTCCTTTACGCTTGCCACTCCACCAGCGGGGGCCGTGACGTGCGACATAAACGGCATCATTTTCCCTGATATTTCCTTTGCCGGCTTCGGCTTGGAGGGCGTGCCAATAGACAACGTGGCGACGATGTTATACGCCCTGGCTGTCTATAGTGGCTATCTCGGCGAGGCTGATTTTAATGCCGGGAACCTCATCGGCGCATACACAACCTGGCCGCAGAAAATGTGCCTCGGTTTGCCGTCTGGCGGCAAAGAGACCACCATTAGCGAACTCATTGGGCCGGTGCTTGATTCTCTGGAGCTTGGCGTGAGGGTGAACCGCTCAGGCCAGCTTGAGCTTTATCAGAACGCCGCGCCCACTGGCGACGCCGGAATGCAGATAGCCACCTATGGGCCGGATGATATAATTCAGGATTCGCTGCGCCTGGTGAATACTGTTACGCCGCTTAAATCGCTGCGCCTCGGCTACAATCGTAATTTTTCGCCGTTGGATAGGGAGCGCGTGTCCCCGCTGCTTAGCGAATCGGCAAAAGATTTGCTCTTGCAGGAATACGAATATCAGGCAGCGCAAAACCCGCTATCGAGCAATTACCTCGGCGCAGTTGACGAGGCTATAACTACGGCAATGACCAGCGAGTCGGAATCCTACAGCGAACTGCTACGCCGCTTGGCCGCGTGTCTTGCGCCTGTGCCGATATTTGAATTTATCGCCATACGCAAGGCTAGGCATGTTCAAATAGGCGACGAAATTGAGCTAAGCGCGCCTGGCTTTGGCTTCGAGAATGGGCGATTTATGCGGATAACTGGCGTAACCTGGCTAGAAAACGGGGCCGTTAGGCTCAGAGGGAGAATTTAATGGCTAGTGGCTTTCATTTAATCATGCCGAACGCGGCGCCGGATTTGACGTTTACCGCGTCCAGTACAAGCGGCGATTCTGTGGCGCAAAATGTCAGCAACCCATACCGTGGCGAAGTCTGGCGCGCAACAGGATGCACCGCCGAGTGGCTGAAAGGGACTGCCGCGACCAGCCAAACAGGCGGGGGCGTTGCGGTCGCTGGAACGAATCTAAGCGCAACCGCCACCGTGCGGGCGCGGCTGTACTCGGACGCCGCTTGGACTACGCTTGTCTATGACTCCACAGCCACGGGCATGGTGAGCGGCGCAACCTTTTGGCAAATCTTTTTCCCTGCCGTGGCTTGGCGCTCAATCCAAATTGATTTCGCCGACGCGACAAACCCAGTCGGCTATGTGGAAGCGACCGCCGCTTACATTGGGAACGACTTTAACCCGCCGTGGGGCGTATCCTGGGATACAGAGGTTAGCCGGACAAGTACGACGAAAATTGAGTTATCCAGTGCGGGGACAGCGTTCGCTAGTGTTATCGGAGTAGATTACTCGGATATTAAGCTGACGCTCGACAATTTATCATGGGGCGATGCGCAAACGCTGCTAGACCTATGCAGGCTTGCCGGCATTGGGGCTTATGGCTGGCTTTGTGTGGATACAGCGCTGCCGGCTGCGCAACTCGTGGCGAACAGTGGCGAGATTGTGCTTGATGACTATCCGCGCGGGAGATACACGGGGCCGGCTTTGCGGCAGGTTATTCTAACGGGGAAGATGGTCTAGCCGAAGTCTGGCAAGGTGCGCCTTGAGCGCTTCAAATTCCGCATCTGTTGCGGAAATTTCGCGGCGCTTGCGGCCCTTGTTAGCCTCGTTCTTGCGGTGCCTCTCAAGGCGTGGCAAAGCCCCTTGCGGGGCTTTTTGCTTACTCATAACATTGCCCGACGAGGGCATTAATGAATTTTTCGCGTTCATATTTCGTGTTGTAAATCTTAGCCTTCTCGCGGGCCTGGAAAATGTCAAGGTAGCCAACTTCCCGGACATATTCTAAACCATGTTGGTAAGCCTCGTGTGCCTTGGCCTGTTTTGCGTCGGTGCGATAGTTCGCCAGCTTCTTGCGGTAAATCGCGTTCAGGCTATTATAGGCTTTGGCGCCGGCTTGATACTTTTCATGGTAATCTTCGGCGTCCAAATCAAGCGCTTTAATGTTCGACGCTATTTCGTCAAGGTAGGCTTTCAGTTCTTGAAGTTCGGCGTTCATGTGTTTTTCCTTGTGTGGTGCTTACTAGATATAAGTAAGTATAGCATGTTTCCGGTAACATGCAAGTCTTTTTTGCAAGACATTAAAAAGCCCGCGAGAGCGGGCTTTGTTGGCTAGGCCGCTATGTATGCGGCGAAAAAATACAGCACGATAATAAACAGAACCAAAGTGGCAGTTTTCATAAATCCCCCTAAAATGCGCCCCGAGGGGCGCAGGATTGTTAATACTTGATGTCGGCGAACCACATGCGCTTATCGTGGTATTCTGACGCTTTAGACTCGCTGGAATGTTTACGCTCGAATCCGGCAAGCGGGTCGCTGTTGCGCCGAGACAGTTCATCAATCTCGGCACGGATAGCAGCATCTGCGGCTTTTTTCCATGCTTTCTCAAGCCTGTAGTCGCCGGAATTAAAAAACGCATCTTTAGCGGCCTTGGCGGCGGCCTTTAGTTCGCTCAGCTTGTCCATTCCACACCTCCACGTAATCCATCCGCAACCGCCACAAGTGCATCACGTGCGCCGGTCAGCTTGGAAAAATTAGCGGCGTCAAAATTGCCGTGCAACTCGGCGGAAATTTCGTTTCCTATGTCCAAATAGGCCGCACTAACATACTGCGCCGCCGCGATTACTGCGCACTGCCAGGCCATCCAAGCGTTGGAAGCCTGAATTAGTTTGTAATGGCCTGCCGCGTCTCTCTCGACAGATGCCGGATTGCCGTCCGCAAACCAGCGCTCAAACTCGGCACGGCTGTTAAATTCTGGGATTTTCGTATTCATGGCTTTTCCTGCTGTGGTGTTGGGCACCCATCGCTGGGTGCCTTGTAGTTTACCGGCTATCTTTTTCAGTTTTGCCGCTGAAAAAGAAACTAACATCAGAAACAGTAATCACGGTTTTTTTGTTGCCGCCCTTTATGTACAAAGGGCAATCGTCGCTAATGTGTTTAACCGCAGATTGTGCTAATTCGCTGTTCCTGATTAAAGACAGCAAGCCGTTTCTGCCGAGCCGTGAAAATCCTATTCTTTTCTGGCCCCCGCCAGCATTCATAATTACTTCGTATCTAGTCACTTCGCTTCCGCCGAATCTCATAACTCCCCCTAGTGAATTGGCGCCCAGCGATGGGCGCCTGGTGCGGTGTAAGCCCAGTTATCAAGCGCGTAGTCGTGGACTTGTGAGGCCGCTTCTAAAATATCGCCGTTCCCGCCGTTTTCTTTAACATGGATTACCATGTCTCGGAGGCAATTCGCGCCGCTCAGGTAACGGGCTTTTTCTTTGGCGGTCAGATGTTCGCAAGATTCCAGAAAGGTTTTGGTCAGGCTTAACATGGCTATTCTCCGGTGTGTGTGGTGCTGCCTTACTATGGGAATAATTATAGTACGGCATTAATACAGTGTCAAGAGAATATTTTATTTATTCACATCCCGGTATCTAGCCTCGTGCCGTGAAGCGCTTCCCGGTGGAATGCCAGCCTCCGCCGCCGCCTGGCTGCAATTTTTCCCCGCCGCCCGTGCCCGATTATAGGCGGCCTGGCGATTACCGCCGCCCTGGGCCGGTGAATCGCCGAGCACAAACCCAATCCCCGCCGCCTGGGCAGGCTGTGGCCGCGTCTCGCTGTTTCTCAGTCTGTCGGCAATCACAGCAGAAAACCCACGGGCGGCGGGCATCGTGCGCGGCGTTGGCTGGTTATGAATGGCCGCACCGTGGGCGAATGCCCAAGCCGTCATCGCAAAAATGAACGCCACCACCCAGGCAAAAAGAACCGCCGCGTTTTCGTGGGTCGGTTCAATACCAAGCCAAGGCCAGGCCAGAACCGGCATAAAAAACTTCGTGAAACTCGGATAACCATCGCCTTCCACGGCCTGGCTGCCGACGGCTAAAACCGCCCGCTGCGCTTCCGCCAACTGAGCGCGGGCCGCCTCAATCTCGCCATACAATTGAGCGTTAGCGGTCGCCTGGTTTTTGTCCGCATCAATCTGCGCCGTGGCCGCCCGCCGATTGTCCAGAATCGCCCGACACTGGCCCGCATAAATCGCATGCAACCCTTTGTATTGATTGGAAATTAGCGCACAGTTGGAAGCCATAAAATCGCCCACTTTTACGCCGGTATTCGCGCCGCTGGCGTTCCTGGCTTCACTGGCCAAAAGCGCATGCATTTCCTCATCAAACCCAGCACGTGCCCGTTGGATGCTCGAATCCAGAGAGCGCAGCATCGCACCCGAACCGGCAAGCGCCGTTACATCGCCGGCTTGCGCCAACAGTTCATTAAGCCGTGCCTGTGCGGTTTCTAGATTCTGCCGCGCAAACACAGCGTTTGCACCTTGGGCGCGCATGTCCGCCGCGCGCTCTTTCAAAGTGTCCGCGATAGCGGACGCCAGCAAGGCCATAGTCACCGCCAGGGACAAAACCAGCGTTACCGACACCACCCCGGCGCTTGCGTGCATACGCAACGCCTTGGAGCGCATGATAATCCCAGGCAGGTACACACGCGACAAAACCAACACCGTCAAAAGCATCAGGCCAGCGATTGATTGCACCGGGCCGGACGCCAGCTTTAGGATACTGCCGGCATCAATAAAAATCGCCGCGCCAGCCATGAACAGACCGACTTTTTCAAGCCTTTGGCCGTGCGCTTCTCTCTGTGTAATTTCCATAAATCCCCCGTATGCAGTCATTAAGCGATGTTATAACCAGCGGATTCAAGCATCGCCACAAGCTGAGCGCGGCTTTCGTCAGTCAGCACCTCGCCGCGAAAGCCAGTTACCAACACGCCAGCCTCCTTCGGTGCGTACTTCTCTGCTAAAGCCCGCTCCCGTGCGCGCTTTTTGACCTCCGTGAGATTGTACTTTGCGTAATCCCACTCCTCCCCCCCGAGTTTGGCCGCAAATGCCTTGCGCGTGAATGCCTTCGGGATATCCCCGACTTTCCCGCCAGGGAAAAAGCCAATACTGTCTATTAACTCATCAATGCTTAAGCGTGCCATATGACCTCCGAAAATTTAGCCAGGTAAAATTATACACCAGGCCCATAATTCTCGACAATAAAATCTATTGCCGCTTGGCAACCGTGCGCGACAAAGACGCGATAACCGACGCACTCCAAATGCGTGATTATCTCTTTCTGTGCTGGCGATAGCCGCCCGCCCACCGTGCGCTTCATTTCGATAAACAGCCGCCACTCAGGGACAAACAAATCCGGGATGCCGGCAACAACGCCCTCGACTTTCAGGCGCGCGGCTGTGGAAATTGAACGCTCACCGCCGTTCGGCGTGGCGTAAATTAGAACGCCTGGGTAATTTTTGCGGAACCATGAAACAAACTCGCGCTGCTCCCAATGTTCGTCGTGGATTTTTTCAGGCATTAATGCGCTAATTTTCATAATCAAAACTCCCTCTTTATAATGCGTGGAAATTTGCCATCGTATTCGTAGGTTATGGAGCGCGGGGGCTTGACTGACTCGGTTACAAGTTCGGCAAATTCTAGCGCTTTGTCTTGGTCAATTTCGCCGTTTTCCTTAACCATCCCGCCAAAAACGTCTACACCCTCCAATTCCCCATCAATTAAGGCGTACACGCCACCGAGCGCTTTATTGAAAAGCGTTTTTCTGGATTTTTCGCCAGGGTAGCCAGGATGCCAAACCGTGAAATATTCTGTCATATGGCTATCGCCGCTGGAGTATGTGACCGCCAAGCACGGCTTGCCGCTTCCCTTCGATTTATGGACAAACCACGCCCACCGAGAAACTTTCATTTCCCGCTGTGAACTATTTGCCTTGCGCTTAATGTCCTCAGGGTCTACGTCATCAAACTCATAGCCGCATTCGCAATTAATCGCCAGTGTGCCATGAATTTTCCGGCATTTCGGGCAAACTTTCAGCCCCATAATATCGTCGTTGTGTAACTCAAATTTATTGTTTAATGCCTGGAGCGGGAACACATACCCGCAATCAGGGCATACGCGCGTGGATATGGCGACAAGCTCGTGGCATTCTGGGCAAGCCTTCACCGGAGAATCGCCTTTGCCGTTGCCGGGTTTCTTCTCCGGCGTCTTAACACCAGTTATCGGGCCATGCTGTGAGACGACGCCAGCAAAATCTAGGACTAAGCAGTGATCCGTATGCGACTTCAGGCGCAGACCGCGCCCGGCCATTTGGACGTATAGACCAGGCGACATTGTTGGGCGGAGCATGGCGATTAAATCAATGTCCGGGTAGTCGAAGCCAGTAGTTAAAACATTCGCATTCGTCACCGCGCGGATCTCGCTGGCTTTGTACCTGGCTAAAATATCGGCGCGCTCGGCTTTCGGCGTTGCGCCTGTAATGCATGCTGTCTGGATTCCGCGGTCGTTTAACAACTCGGCGATATGGCGCGAGTGGTCAACACCGGCGCAGAAAATCAGCCAGGCTTTTCTGTCACCGGCAAGGCTGATAATCTCATCGACAACGGCAGAATTATTGATAGCAGTATCAACAGCCTCTTGTAGTTCTTTTTCTATGTAATCGCCCCCGCGCTTATGGACTCCTGACACGTCTAAGCGCGCCTCGGTGATTTTGCTTTTGAGAATCGCCAGTTGTCCTTTATGAACTAGCTCCTCAATCGTGACAACCTCAATTAAATCGGAGAAAATCGCCGGCGCATCGGTGATTAATCCGTGCCCCAATCGGTAAGGCGTAGCAGTCAGGCCGATTACTCGCAAATCGGGATTAATCGCGGTCAAATCGGCGATTAATCGGCGATAGCCGCCTTCAGCATCATGATTAATCAAGTGCGCCTCATCGATTATTATTAAATCGACAAAGCCGATTAATTCCGATTTATTCCTGAGCGATTGAACACCGCCAAAGATAATCGGCTCGCCCAACTCGCGTTTACCCAATCCTGCGCTGTAAATCCCCAGCGGCGCATTAGGCCAGACCGCGCGGAGTTTGGCGGCGTTTTGCTCGATGAGTTCTTTAACATGCGTCAACATCAAGACGCGCGTTCCTGACCATTGCATTGCGTCTTTTACTATTTGCGCAATAATGTGGCTTTTGCCTGAGCCAGTAGGCATGACAAGGCATGGGTGGCCGTCATTTTTTTCAAACCATTCATAAAGCATGCGCATCCCGCGCTTTTGATAATCGCGCAACTCAGCCATTTATTTCCCCCTCAAATTTCTCTCGCATGTCCATAAGCAGCGCATCCCCCGACGCGCAGGCCGGCGCATTCGCCACTAGTTCCCGACTGAGGAACCCGCCCACGCCATTCCGTACCTGTGCGCCTTCAATCTCGAAAATCACATGGTCGGAACCGGCATCAATCGCCGGCCAGGGCACTAAATCGGGGCGCATTAAGTGATTATCGCACCCGATTGCCTGGAAATCGGCTGGGATTAAATCGCCGAACTGGCCGCATTTCCAACCACCCGCCGATTGTGGCTCCGCGCTTGCGCACGTGCGGCAATTAATCTGTTTCGCCAGTTTAGAGACGTGGCAAAAATCATGGGCCGCGCACATTTTGCACTCGTACCAAGCCGGGTTTGAACTGATTCCGCCAGGGATATAGTCTAGCGCCGCGATTCTGTTAGCGCGCTCTACTAGCTCAGTAGCAAACTGCCTATCTAGCTCAACCACCTCCGTATACATATCGTCGGTGTTTTTGCACACGGCGATATAAAGGCCGCGCGGGATGCCTGTGCCGAGCATGTACGCCTGTAGCTGTGCGAAGTGCATCGGTTTGGCAACTGTCAAGGAATGCTTGATAGTTGCGTTAAAGCTTTTTTGCGAGTGGGTCTTAAATTCCAGGATATGCTCGCCGATTAATCCGGGCAAATCGCGCCCGATTGCATCAATCTGGCCGCCCACGTGCGGGCCAAAGGATACGCGCCTTTGCTCGCCGTAAATCTTTGCGCCGATTGCTTGTAAATCGGCGATTATTTGCGATTCCTCTAGCTGCCCACGGCGCAATAATCGGCGAATGCGCCCGGACTTTTCATCTTTCACCACCCAGTGGAACGAGAGCCACAGCCAGCGGTCGCAGCCATGCCCGATTTCCGACGCGCCTAAATGCTGGCGTGGCGTATCGGTTTGTGCAAAATGATATGCGTCAATTGCCTCAACTATGTTCATTCTAGCGGACTCCAATCAAGCGCCGCGCGAATATCAGCCCGCGAGGCTGGTGCATTGTTTACGCCTGAGCCGCGCCGCTTGGCGGGTTTTTCCGGTTTTGGCCGCACCACTAGGCGATTGCCTACGGGGTCGCCGTCTTCAAGAGACTGCGCCATAACCGGACGCCAGCCACCGCGTGACCATACCAAATCACCGGGCCGGATAATCTCAGTCCGGTTCATTTTGCGCCCCGGCGCTTCGGCGGATGGGTCTTTTACGTGCCTAACATGCGGCTGGCGGATTTTGGTGGCGAATGGACGCCAAACTCTTGTGCCTGTGCCTGCCTGTTTGAAATTGTGCGCCAGGCCACAGCCGCGCAACTCGGCGAGTTGCGTTAGAGCCTGGTCGCGAGTACAAACGCCGTCAAAGTGCGCGAGTAGGTTTGTCCGCGAAATCCCTAGCGGATTATCGCGCAGGATTTTATAAATGCGGGCGGCTATTTGGTGGCGCTGTGATTCTGTTAGATGGTGCATTATTTCCACCATTCCGGCGTGCTCAGTTTGGCCGCATTTCCCAACTGCGAAAGCCTGTTAATTTTTGCCGCTGCTCGCTCTAACAGGTAGGCCAAATCATTTACGCCGTTATTCCGGCAGCCATCGGCCTCGTCGAGCAGGTCATTAATTAACTGCCTTGTTTCTTTATCCATAAATCCCCCAAAGTCTGATAAAGCCCCGCCGAAGCGGGGCGGGTTTGATTACTTTGCTTTTTCCCACGGCTTGCGCCCGGTTTGCACCTCGCGCGGCGCAGGGTTTTCCGACTCATAGGCAGTTGGAGAGAAAGACGTAGAAGATAACTTTTCCGGCCCAGGCTTCGGTATCGGCGCGCCGTTCGCGGGCTTGAACGCCTTAACATCATTAGACGCTTTATACCCGTTCGACTCTGGGCGGATTGAGAGAAGAATCTGGACATCGCCACCGATTAATTCATCAGTATCAGCAGGCCGACGCCCAACGCCGAACCCGCACGCATCGCACAGCGCGGCAAGTTGTTTGCGCCCAATATCCTGCGCCGTGGCGCTATTGTTTACGATGTTCAGTTTAGTAAACACAACCCGCCCGGCATGCGTGGGGCCGGTGATGTTTAAGCGGACATTCAGGTATTCGCCAGTGCCGTCTTTAGTGGTTTTCTCCACAATATCGGCAACCGTAGCCGAGTACCAGCCAGCCGGAAGTGGCGCGTATTCGCCAGGTTCGCCGCCAGTGGTCGGGATGTTGTCTAAGTCAAAATGGTTCAGGTTCATTTCATAGCCTCAAGTTGTTCAGCAAGTTTCGTAAAATCAAGTTCACAGTTCACCAAGCCTAGCCGATTCCCGCCAAAGTGCGCGGGGTGCGGTTCAAGGTGAAGAATGCGGTTTTTTACTCGGAGGGCGCGTCGTTCGGTTTTGCCAAAATCGCCCTTGCCTTCTTTTATCGCTAGGTCGTAGTCACAGAACCCGATAATATCCGCCCATTCTTTCACCAGGCCCGCAGCCTTCGAGTGCAGCTTAATATCGTGCGCGTCATACGGGTCGTGCATCGGGTCCTCAATGCGCCTAATAATGCTATGCACTATCAGGATTACGCCCATTCCGCGATGATTGCGCAGGTAGTCTAGGCCGTCTAAAAAGACGCGCCACTCTGCGGCGGCAGCCACGTAACCTTTGCCATAGCCAGGCGATTCTATGTTATTCCAATTGTTCGCCTTGCAAACCTGAGCATGAATCAACGGCTCCAGCCAGTCCAGAGAATCCACCCATACCCAGCGGAAAGAATGCTCTTCATTCGCCAGCGTGGCGATTGCCGCGTACACATCGTCTAGCGTCTGGCAAAGCGGGAAAGCCATTGAATCAACTGCGCTGGCCCCGTCCTCGGTGAGTATGCCAACCGAATCAGGCGCGGATGCGGCAAAAGTTGTTTTGCCGATTTTCCCTTGTCCGCCTATTACGGCTTTAGGCGCAACTAGTCGCCTAGTTCGGCTTACAGATTCTAGGATTTTATTCATGATTCCCCCTATTGATCGCGGCCAATCCGCAACTCATGTTTGACAGAATACCAGCGTAGTGTTAATCTGTCAACACTGTAGTAAAAAATATTCAGCTAGTAACGGAGGTAATATGCCGAATGTCCCTATGCTCGAAAAGATTCGAGAGGAATTGAAAACCCGCCAAATTCAAGCCTTTGCGCTAGTCTGTGGTGTGCATCCTAATACACTGTATAGACTCCGGGCCGGGAAAATTCAAAACCCGGAATGGGAAACTATGGAGAAAATCAAAGCTGCGCTCTGGGGCTGATTATGGAACTATCATGGCTGTTAGAGAATGACGCCGCACCCACAACCACGCCACCAGACGCGCAACTCCGCCAGGCAATGATTAGCGAGGGGCTAACCCCGCCTGACCGCCTGATTTTTGATGGTCAAATCCACCGCTTCAAATCTGGCACCAATGGCGGCGGGCCAGAGCATAACCGCGCCGGCTGGTATGTGGCATACATGGACGGCATCCCTGCGGGCCGCTTCGGTTGCTGGCGCTCAGGCGTAGATAAAGCCTGGCATGCGGACATGAATGACGAAATGACGCCAGGCGAACGGCTGGAACACATGCGGCGCATGGACGAGGCGCGGAAACTGCGCGATGCCGAGCAGGCCAAGGCGCACCAGGAAGCGGCGCAAGCGGCGGCGGCAATCTGGGAGCGTGCGACGCCTGCCGATAGATCGCACCCGTATCTATATAATAAAGGAGTAGCCGCCCACGGTGCGCGCATCGCCCAGGATGGGCGGCTATTGCTACCGCTGTATGCGCCGAGCGGCGAGTTATCCAGTCTCCAATACATCGCCGACACTGGCGAAAAACGCTACCACACTGGCGCCCAGGTTGCGGGCCGGTTTTGGGTGATTGGCGCGGATGAATGCGCGCGCCGGGCATTCATCGGCGAAGGGTTCGCCACATGTGCCAGCATCCACGAAGCCACGGGCGCACCATGTTTCGTGGCGTACAGCGCCGGGAACCTGGAAGCCACCGCCGCAACGGCGCGGGCCAAACTCGGGCCGGAGGCGGAGCTTGTTATAGTGGCGGATAATGACGAATCTGGCACAGGTGCGCGCTACGCGGAGAAGGCAGCCACCAAGCACGGCGCAAAAATGATACTAGTGCCGACGACAGGGGACGCGAATGACTTCGCGCGGGCCGGGGGCGATTTAGCGGCGTTGCTTAATCCTGAGCCAGAAACCTGGCTAATGCAGGCCGACGAATTTAGCGCGAAACCTGCGCCAATCCGTTGGCTGATTAAAGGATGGTTACAGGCCGACGCCACCATGATGGTTCACGGGCCAAGTGGGGGCGGGAAAAGTTTTGTGATGCTGGATATGGCCATGCATTTGGCGGCAGGTTTCGCCGCATGGCAGGGGCATATAGTGCGCCCGTGCCCTGTGATTTATCTAGCTGGCGAAGGCCACCACGGCATGCGGGCGCGGATTGCGGCCTGGAAGGCGGCGCATGGTGCGGAGCGGCTGAGTATGTGGGTAAGCCGGTCAGGCTGTGATTTGGATACGCCAGTAGGTTACAACGGCACCTCCAAAGAAATCCGCCGATTGCCTGTAAAGCCGGGCCTGATAATCGTCGACACCTTGCACCGTTTCCTAAAAGGCGACGAAAACAAGCCCCAGGACGTGCGCGCGATGCTCGATTCATGCGCACGGCTAAGCGCCGAGTTCGGTGCGTCTGTGGTGCTTGTACACCATACGGGCCTAAACCCGGAGGCGCAAGACCGTGGGCGCGGGTCTAGCGCCTGGCGCGGTGCGCTCGACATTGAAATATCTGTTACGCCAAGCAAAAACGAGCGCCCGATGGAAGTGGCGCAGCGCAAAAATAAAGACGGCGAACTCGCGGAACCGGTCTATGTGAACCTGAAAAAAACGCCGGTGCCCGGCTGGCTTGACGAAGACGGCGAGCAGGTCACGAGCGCCACAATAGAGTCAGCGGACGCGCCAGGGCCGGCGCCGGAGAAGCGGGACAGGAAGCTAGACGCGCACCGCGCCACGTGGGAGAAAGCATGGTGGGCATCTGGCGCGGAGGTGATAGACGGGAAGCCGTACCTGAGCAAGAGCGCACTGATTAATAAATTAATCACAGACGGCGCAAAGGAGCGGGCCGCGCAAAATGCCGTTAATGCTGGCGGATACCCTGATAGATTAATCGGGTCATTATTAAATGCCTGCATTATTTCCGAGGTTAACCACGGATGGACGCTCGCCAGTGAGTCGGACGCCCTGGCGCTGGTGCTGAAAAAATCCAGCGGTTGAGTGTTTCAAATTGCAACACTTGCCGATTACCCTGCCAAAAAAGTTACCCTCACCCGCTCAGGGTGAGGGTAAAAACCCCAAAAATACCGCAATCCCTAGAATCGCCTAGGAACGCTCAAAAACAGCGCACCCTGACACCCATACCAAAAATTGCTTAGAGCGCCTTGTATGGCTTCCTGTGGCGCTCTAGTCGATATTGACTAACAGCATCGGCAATATTGCCCTATATCATGGCGGATTCGGTCTTACCCTCTTTACCCTCACCCTCTCTAAAAGAGGGTGAGGGTAAATGAGGGTAGAATTGACTTTTTACCCTCAAGGGTAAAAAAATTGAGGGTAAGGGTAGAGGGTAAAAGAGGGTAAAATACTCTTGACATAGTAAAAAGCATAGGCTATAATTGTTCACATAGTAGAGCAGTTCACCACCACCCACCAGGAGCATCAAAATGAACCCGCTGAGCCAATCGTTAATAGAGTCATGCGAATGTTTGACTTCAGAACAACGCCGCAACTATTGCAAAGCCTCGCATACCGTCCTGGCGCTTTTTGGGCATCGTGCGATGCTGGAAAAGCACTATCGGGACACCCCGGAATTGCAAGCGCTGTTCGATTTCATGGATAACAATGCGCTGTATGGATACATCGGGCAGTCGGTTAATGAGGTTGTCCAATATGCTCGTGAAAATTGGGCATAAATAAGCAGTAACCACACACACTAGGAAACAGCCATGAAAAAAATCTACACAAATCCCGGCCAGCCAGACCTTAAGCTGGAACGCTCAAAAGGCCACCCCGGATACCGCTACCAGGTCACAGAATCCATATGGCCCGGCCATTGGTGGCCGTACCCTAGGAAATTCTTTAGTAACCTAGCGGCGGCAAAAGAATATCTAAATATTAGAGGCTATACACTTGACACAGTGGAGAAACATCATGAACATTTACAAAACTCACGGCGTAGAATTCAGCGAAAATCAAGCAGTTGTCATTCGCCAGGGTAAAAATGAGGAAATAACCGAGCAAGACCTAGACGACGCCAGCGAAATTTTGGCTGATTTTGGCTTAGACCCATTTTCTGAGCAATTCAAAGAACTGCCGCGAGGATTCGATGGATTCTATCGAGTCGTTGACAAAGCGACAGGTCAGGAAATCAGTAAAAAGTATCCAGGGAGCAGCGCCTTGATTGTCGAATTCCCAGGCAGCTATGGCGTTGAACTCATTGAGTCTAGCATTGAAACCGTCATCCCGGCGGAACTCTGGGCCAAATATTCTCACCTGAGTTATGCCGAAATGGCCGAGGTTCAAGAACTCGAACCGTGGGCCGACGAACTGTTGCAGGCCGAGGCGGATTGGTTTGAGGCTGACAATGACGAATGAAGAGCGGGCCGCAGCCCTGGCGGCAATTGATGAGGCGATTCTGGCTGAGGAAACAGCACTAAAATCCCTCGACAAAGCCAGGGCGGCACTAATGGCGAAAGATACCGACTCGGCGGATGTTGTCCGCGAGGCGATTTGGAGACTGAAGAATGAAGCATTACCTCGCTAGGCGTTGCCACATCGAGCGCTGCAAAGACCAAAAGAACCGATTCTTCAGAAAGAAGAAGCGCATGACTCCGGGCACGGCGCAGACTGTGCTTGACGAGTTGCCGCGCACCGGGCATTGTTATAAGGGGGAAGCATGAAAGGCCCATTATCTCGCTGGCCTGGCGGCGATTCACCAGGAAGAAACCCGGACAAGTTCAGACGCCTCGGCTATTGCCTGGCGGGACAGTTCGACACATTGAACCGCCTGTGTACCGAAATGGCGCGGAAGCCTGAGCTAGAGCAAGAAATTTTGCGGATTATTCGGGGCGACAATGGGCGCTAAAGAGCAAAAGCGGGCCAAGCTGAAAAAGGCCCGCGCCAAAGCCACGAGAAACGCACTGGCAAGCCCTGACCCCGTTCCTGATCACGATTGGCCTTGCGGCGATTATCTTCGGGTAATCTGACATGGCCAGAAGCCTCATCACGGACAATTACCGCGCCAACCTGCCCGGCGCTGGAGAAGTGCAATGAAAGCATGTGAATTATTGAGGCTGCTACAGGACGCCCCTCCTGGGGCGCTCGTGGTAGTTCATGGGTGCGACCACAACTACCTGCCCGCTGGGGCAGAAATAACCACAGCCCTGCGAGGTAAATGGGGCATCTCGGAGGACTACGGCGAGGACGACACGCCGGAAGCCGAGTACGGGAAAAGAATCCCCGTGGTTTTAATCTCGACCGATAGGTAAAGACAATGGCCAGAAGCCTCATCACGGACAATTACCGCGCCGCGCTGCTGGCCAGCCTCCGGGCGCGGCCTGGGCAAACCACCGCCGAGCTTTGCGCCAGCGTGCCCGGCAAGGCCATTGCGAACGCCGAGTATCACCTTCGCCGCCTGCTCGCCCTGGGCAAAGTGCTGGCGCGC